CATGACAGTTGTTACAACTGGTCCAATCTGGGTTCGAGTGCTTGACACAGTTGTAGCAGACGCCCCAGTATATTTACGTGTGGGTGCTACCGACGCGGGTGATTTCTCTGGTATCGCCGGTACAGGCGCAACAGCTGGCGTACTTATTCCGAACGCTAAATTTTTAACTGGTGGTGACGCTGGTGATTTAGTTAAAATTTCTCTAGTAGTTGGTGGTTAATATGAAAAACAACATTACAGCGACACTCGACACTGAGTTCGCGCACCCACAGTGGTTGCAAAATAAATTAGCAGGTGCGATCAGCGTATCGTTTGATCAAGCTTTACCAACGATGGATGATGGTATCGCGTTTTATATTTCACAACTGGCACACCTTGAAAGTACGCTTTACAAGACGCCATACGCTGAAATTAACTACGCGCCGTTAGTGCCGTTTATGACTGACGTTCCTGAATGGGCTGATTCGTGGGATTACATCTCGTACGACGGCGTTACAATGGGTAAATTCATCGGTGCAAGCGCTAAAGACTTACCACGTGTGACCGTTAGTGCTAATAAAACAAGTGTACCAATTGGTTACGCTGGTATTGGCTACGACTACTCGCTTGATGAAATGCGTAAATCTGCACAAATGCGTATGCCGATTGACACGACTAAAGCTGAACTAGCTTTCCGTGGCGCGCAAGAACATCAACAAACTGTCGCGTATTTCGGTGATGCTGATCGCGGTATGACTGGTTTGTTTAACAACCCTAACTTAGCGCTCGATTCGTTCACAATCAACTTGTTTACAGCTACCGGCGCGGATATCGTTGCCGAAGTTAACAACCTGTTAACGACTGTTTGGACGAATTCCAAATCGATCCACTTACCTAACACGTTGGTGATCACACCTGATTTATATGCGTCGTGGACTTCGCGTCGTATGGATTCAGGTACAGACACAACGATTATGGAATTCTTAATGCGTAACAACCTGTACACGTCACGCACTAAGCAAGAGTTGGCTGTTGAGCCTCGTTATCAACTTGAAGCTGCTGAACTAGCTGCTAACGGTGTTTCGAACGGTGGTAAAGATCGCATGATGGCTTACGAGAAAAACGCTCGTAACTTAGGTTTAGCCAATCCTTTACCGTTCCGCCCAACAGCACCACAAATTAAAGGTTTGAATATCGCCGTTGATTGTGAATACAAGATGAGTGGTGTTGAATGGAGGTTTCCTTTCGCAGGAGCTTACCGCGACGCGTTGTAAACAGTTTTGACCATTGGCGGCAATAGTAGTCTGGCCCGACTCGCTGCTGATGGTTAAATTTTTAACGGGGCCGAGGGCTTATAAATGTTATTAAAAAATACAAGTGCGCGTTTAATCACTATCCGAACGTTAAGTGGTGAAAGTTACAAAGTTTTACCTGGTAATAATCCCGATACACTAGTTCCGCGCGACGCATGTCAATCGGATTTTGTAAAGGCGTTAATTGCCAACGGTGACTTAATTGTGACAAGCGGCGACGAACCCGAAGAAGTTGTGAGCGAATTCGACGGTATGTCAAAAAACGACTTGATCGCATTATGTGAAGTTAAAGAGATCGAAACTAACTCACGTGATACAGCTAAGACGTTGATCGCAAAACTTAGCGAATAGTTTAAACGTTCGTATTAATTTAAACGACCGCTTATGTGGTCGTTTTTCGTTTAAAGGGGTTGAAAATGCTACCAGTAAAATGGCAAATAGTTAATAGTACCGACGGTATGCTCGTCAGGGTTTTAAACGGGTTTAAAGCGTTCTGCGTACAATCATACGGTGAAATGAATAGTAAACGTGGTTTACGATGGGCCGCTTCACGCATTATAACGGACGCCCCTACTAGCACAGGTGCTATTAATTCGGCTGGTACATATTACTCTATTATAAAAACGGGATCGCTCCCCGTCGATTTAAAAACACGTGAGTTTTCACGGACGGGTAGGTCTATTGTAGCTGATATTTTTATTAACCCTGTGTATAGTGGTGGTACGCAAGACCCTGTTTACAACTCGAACGACATGGCACAACACTCGTTTGAACTAGACCTATTAGTGGGTTTCACGTTGACTGACGAGGGTGTTAAATTCGCACCGTCTCTTTACGAACTAGGACCAGCATCAATACAGTCAAAAGGTGCGACAAGTGAGTCGGTCGGTAACAACTACATACTGTCACCCAACACTAGTTATTTATTGAAATTTTATAGTACAGATTCACAGTTGCAAGACATATCAGTGCGTATCGAGGGTTACGAAGGTGAACTCGACGTACCTAATGAGGATTTATAAAAATGATTGAAATTACAGCGGAAATATTAGCAGCGTTTCGAGCGTCACAACGAGCGTTCGCAGACGTTACGAAGTGGCCTGATGAAGCGATAACCGAAGCACTGTGCGACGCGTTTCCCGAATGTGGTGGACGCGGTTGGGGTGCTTTCGAGCTTGACAATTGTCAGAACTTCAAGCGTCGAGGCGTGTTTTACTACGTGGCTCATTGGCTTAGTGTGACATACACCGATGGTGGCGCGGCTGATCCAAGTACAGTCACATCAACGGCACGACTTAACACAGCGAGTAAATCGGTCGGCGACGAGTCGATAACGTTCCGTGTTGGGGCAATTCAAAAAACTGAAGACGATTGGCTATCGTTAACAAATTACGGAGTGCAATATTTACGATTACGTAAACGCGCTGGAATGGGTGCGCTAGCCGTTTAGAAATATAACGCCCTTTGTCACTGTGACTCGGGGCGTTTATGTTACTTACTCCTTAATTTGATTATTTTTTAACATTTTCTCAATGTGTTGAATGTGTTTTTTCCAAATTTCAGCGGGCTCATCGTCACCACCACTACACATCGCCTTACAGTCTTCTTTTAAATTGATAATTGCGAATATCTGAGCGGGTGTAACCTCTATTTTCATTAAAATTTCTTCCCATTGTTTTTCGCTCGGTTGTCGACCTTGTGGTCGCTACGTTGCGTGTTGTAAAGTAATTTTTCGACCATCGCACCACCTAAGTCGAGTTGCATCGCGCCGGCGAGGTCCATGATTCGGATCATCGCGTCGGCTAGTTCAACTTCGATCATTTTACGGTGTGGCAAGTGGTCGTCGAATAAATCTTTTCGCGCACCTTCCATCGCTTCAGTGACTTCGGAGTGAACGAGACAAAGTTTAGCGGGTATAACAAACGGCGCGTTAACGTCCACACCGTCCCACCAACCCGATTCACGCGCTAAACCGTGACATAGTTCAACCGCGCCGTTAATTTGCTCAGCGCCAGACTCGTTAACTTTTTCTAATATTTCTTTATACATTTTTTTAATCCTTAATTATTTCGAGAATTGAATAATATTATATGTTGACGGTATTGTCAAACATTTATCAGGGTAGCGTTTAAGGTAGTGTAAGTCGTTGAATTTAAAGTGATACCTCAAAACACAGTGTCACCTCGATAATTTTGACACTCTCCCGCGCCGCTGTGTTTCGTGTGTGTTCCTCTTACTATTATCATTCTATATACAATATCAAATTATTAAGGGTATATAGGGTATTATATGTAAAAAGGGTTAAAATCAATAAGTTACGTTACCTCAAAATAACACCCTGATAAAATTATTTAAGGGGTTATACCCACCGCGGCAATGTGTGGTATTATTACGCAATGATAAAACCCAAAGTCACAATCACCAATTCGCAACAAGCGAGCGCAGCAATTCGAAAAGCGCTCGACGACTTCATGACGAATAAATTTGTGACGGTGGGTATTCACGAAGATGAAGGTAATCACGAGTCGGACGACATAACAAACGCCGCGCTCGGTGCAATGCTCGACATGGGTACTGACATTGAACACCATGGTGGTACGTCATACGGTTTCGCGAGTAAAGCCGCGGCAGACCGTAACGAGGTTCGATTTTTAAAAACGGGTAAAGGTTACGCTGAACTAGGTACGACCGCACCGCACACGATAAGTATCCCCGCGCGTCCTTGGTTGAACCCAGGCGTCGCGACCGGTAATTTAGAGTATTTGAGCATTATCGAAAAAGCTGCGGAGAAAGGTGAACCACTCGACATGACGTTGAATAAAATAGGCGTGACAGCTATGGGACTCGTTCAAAAATATATGACCGATTTACGCACACCACCGAACGCAGCGTCAACGATTAAAAAGAAAGGTTCATCTAACCCGTTAATTGACTCGGGTGCGTTACGTCAAAGCGTATCGTATAAAATAACAACC